AGGTGTGTCTCTTCAATACGGTGATTCTCCAAATACATTAGATGTAAAGTGGGGAAAAGCCGGCGACCCAGCCAATCCATACGTCCCCGACTTAACTTCTCCTGGGCCTGGTAAGACAGAGCCCTCGGACAAAAATGCCAATCCCGGTATTAATGCAACAGATATAAAGCCTAGCTTTGATCCGGCTAAAACTTCTGTTAATACCACTTCTCCTTCTGCTACAGCTCCTCGATTGGGTTCCACATCTCTCGGTGACGACTTAGAGATGGGAAAAAGCTCGGTAAAGTAAGAAATTAGCAATTTCATATATAGTTAATCGATAAAGGTTTGAGTGCACATGACGAAGCAATTATACGAAGAGGCGTTGGCCGACGTAAAGAAGCTCAAGGAAGTTGCGGAAGATAACGCCAAAAAGGCGCTCATTGAAGCCGTGGCTCCAAGAATTAGAGACCTCATAGAAAATCAGCTCATGCGTGAGCATGGTGATGATGTTTCCGATGACTTGTTGCTTGACGACGGTTTAGGCTTTGAAGAAGAAGATGCAGAACCATCTATGGCCTCCGCCGCCGCTTCGTTGTCTGGTGGTATGGAAGAACCTGAGTCGATGAGCGTTCCTAACATCGCTTCTGCTATTTCCCTGCCTGACGAGGAAGGCAAAGTCACTCTTGATCTAGATGCTCTTGCCGTTCAACCCTCCGGCGACGAAGAATTTGAGATCAGCAACGAATCAATTAAGTTGCTCAACCCTCTCGTCGATAAGCTTCGCACTGCCAACGCCGTGCAGCTCGAGTCCAAGCTATTTCAGCTTGGTGCTAAATTAGAAAAGTTTTCAAAAGCCGGCCGCGCCGTCAAACGCACCCCAGGCTTTGTGAAGGCGATCTCGGAGATGGTCTCTGAGGTCGAAAATACCTACGAATACTTGCAGGAGTCTGCTGGACTTTCTAACAAGGTCGCGTATGAAGAGAAGCTGGAAGGCTTATACAAGGAATTCAACAAGCTCGCGGAGCAGAACGACATGAAAAACAAAAAATCACTATTTGAAGGCGACGTAACATTGAAGCTGACCGGCATGCCCGACGACATCAACCTCGACGACATTGGTGTCGACCTCATTACCGGCGAGGAAGAGGAAGACGGAGAAGAGGGCGGCGAGGAAAGCGGCGATGAGCTCGACCTCGGTGGTGACGAAGACTCCGAGGGCGGCGAGGAAGAAGGCGGAGACGAAGATCTCGACCTTGACCTCGGTGGAGAAGACGAAGAAGAAGAAACCGAAGAAGAAGGAGTAGATAAGATGGAATCACGTAAACTTAGCGATAATATGATAGTTGAGATCGACGAGGGCATGCTTCGCCGCGAAATCGCTAGGATGCGTAGCCTCCGCGAGGAGGCCAAGCCGGCTTCCTGGGGCAACGGTCCTGGCGAAGTTTCTGATGAATTTGCCGATGACGACATGGGTGATCCCTTCCTCGACATCGACCTCACCACAGAGTCCGACGACATGGATGAGCAGGACGATCAAGACAAGCAGGACATGGACGAGCAGGACGATCAAGACGATCAAGACGAACAGGACATGGACGAGCTCGATCAGAAGGCCGATCGAACCAATTCTTCCCCCGCGGGCAAGAAGCGCCGCGAAGAATACGCTCAGGCCGACAACCAGAATGACTACGTTGAGTCCCAGGATATGGATGAGCAGGACGATCAAGACAAGCAGGACGAGTCCCAGGACATGGATGAGCTCGACCAGATGTATCAAGATGACGACATGGGCAAGCAAGATGAGCAGCAACAGGCTCAAAAACAACAAGAGACCCTCCGCCGTCGTATCAACGCCGAGCACCGCCTGCAACTAGAGGCGAAGAAGAAGGCTCAAGGCGCCAAGAAGGCCCAAAAAGAGGCCCAACAAAAGGCGAAACAGAAACAACAAGAGGCTCAGCAAAAGGCCAAGCAGAAGAAGCAACAGGAGGCCCAAAAGGCCAAGCAGGAGGCTCAGAAGCAAGCCAAGCAAGCCAAGAAGATGCAAGAGGCTTACGCCTACTATGCTACCAAGTTTAACGAGTCGGTGCGTCGTACCGGCAAGCTACAATCGATGTTGGCCGAGGCCAGCAATCGCACAGGGGCCCGCCTCAATGGCACCTCGACACGGTCGACGGGGGACACCGATAACCTCCGTAAGAAGTTGGCGGAAACGAATCTGTTCAACGCGAAGTTGCTGTTCACAAACAAGCTCCTCCAAAACGAGTCGCTCACCAAGCGCCAAAAGGCCGAAGTGATCGAGCGCCTCGACGAGGCCAAGAGCGAAAGAGAAGTGAAGCTAGTATACGAAAGCCTAGTGAAGACGTTGGCCGGCTCATCCCGTCCACTCGCTGAAAATGCTCAGCGCCGCGTCCTCGGCTCCTCGTCCCAAGCAACACGTCCTGCCTCGACAACACTCACCGAAGGCTTCGAAGCCGATCGCTGGGCTCGTCTCGCCGGACTCAAATGATTCGTAATTAAACCCAAATTTCTTAAGGAGAAAAACAAATGAAGCAGTTTACACTAGAAAATCTTGCCCAGGGCATCAAGGACCGCCACGTCGGCGCCGAACGTGCTCGTCTAACAGAGAAGTGGAGCCGCACAGGCCTCCTCCGTGGTCTCGACGGCAATCGCCGCGAGGTCATGTCGCAACTCCTCGAAAACCAGGCCGCTCAGGTCCTCAAGGAGAGCAACGCTCTCTCTGGCGGCGGCGGCGGACTCTCGGCCTCCGGCCAGGTCACCGGCTTTTCGAACATCGCGTTCCCAATCGTTCGCAGGGTGTTCGGCGGACTCGTCTCCAACGAGCTCGTCTCCATCCAGCCAATGAGCCTCCCCTCCGGTCTAATCTTCTACCTAGATTACACCTATGGAACCAACGTCGGCCAGGCGGCAGGCGACACCAACTCGACCTACACCCGCGGACAATCCATCTATAACAACCCAACCGGCAAGGGCGTCCAATCGGGCTCTCTCGCGACCGGCGGTATGTACGACCTCGTCGGCACCGGATACTCTCGCGTGACAGGCTCCCTCACGAGCCTAGACCTCACTGCGGGCACTGTCTACTCCGGTTCTTACGGTGGAGCCAATGGCGACACCTGGTCTGATGGTCGTGTTCTCGCGGTCGGAACGGACTTCAGCGGTTCGAACGCCCGTCTCCTCGATTTCGATTCCCAGGTCGAGAACGCCCTCACGAATAACGACCTAGATGCCCTCTTGCTCTATGTCCCCGTTTCCGCGGTCCCAACCTCGATCGACCTCACTGCAGTTCAACAGGTCGCTCTCTTCAGCGGCATCACTGGTGCTTCTGCTTGGGGTTCGGCCTACCAGGGCGGCACAGGCGTCCTCAACCTCCGCCGCCTTAACAAGCGCGGTACGTTGACAGGCTCCGGCGCGACACTCAAGTTCGTGCCAGACGCGCTCAATGGCAACTACCTACAGCTCGTCGTGAAGGGCGCCAACGGAGTTTCGGCTCTCACAGCGACGTCGGGAGCGAAGCTGACCTTCTCGATCTCCACTGCCCTCTCGGTCGATAGCGGCTCCGGCTCAACCGTCACAGTCCCCTCCTTCGAGTCGGACTTCGGCACAACCCCAGCTCCCGCCATCCCCGAGATCGACATCAAGATCGAGTCGATCGCCATCACAGCGGAAACCCGCAAGCTTCGCGCGCGGTGGAGCCCTGAATTGGCGCAAGACCTCAACGCGTACCACTCCATGGACGCCGAGGTCGAGCTAACCAGCATCCTCTCGGAGCAGATCGCCCTCGAAATCGATCGCGAGATCCTCAATGACCTCGTCACCCAGGCCAACGGCGCCAACTACTACTGGAGCCGCGCTCCAGGCAAGTTCGTCAACAAGACCACCGGTGCCCAGGTCTCCCTCGCGAGCTCGCTCTCCATCGGTCCTCAGTTCACCGGTACGGTCCGCGAATGGTACGAAACCCTCGTCGAGACAGTCATCGACGTCGCCAACACCATCCACCGCAAGACCCTCCGCGGCTCTGCGAACTTCATGGTCACAGGCCCAGACGTCGCCACCATCCTCGAGTCCTCGGTGCTCTATAAGCCCAAGTTCTCCATGGACGGCGAAGGCCAGGTCGGTAGCCCCTTCACCATCGGTGCAGAGGCCATCGGCACAGTCTCCAACCGCTTCACAGTCTACAAGGATCCTTACTTCTCTCGTAACAAGATCCTCGTCGGCTACAAGGGCGGATCCTACCTCGAGACAGGCTACGTATACTCCCCATACGTGCCACTCATCGTGACACCAACCATCTTCGCACCAGAAGACTTCACACCACGTAAGGGCGTGATGACTCGCTACGGTAAGAAAATGGTGAGATCAGATTTTTATGGAACGGTCACCGTTTTAGACATGAATATCATATAATCACAAACTACCAAGTTTGAGCGGAAAGGCCTTCGAAAGAGGGCCTTTTTGCTTTTCTGCTATTTTAATTTTTACAATTCACTTGATACCATGTATATTTAAATCATGATTACGTGCAAAGAATGTGGTTGTGAATGTTCTGCCCAAAATGCTTTAGGTTATCACCTGAGAACCCATGGGTTAAAGTATCCTGATTATGTTGTCAAACATGAACATGGAGGAATTTGGCCGACATGTTCTTGTGGGACGAGACTCGAGCACAAAAAAGGCGGATTTACTCGCTTCTGTTCCAAGTCTTGTGCTGCTGCTGGATCCAACAATCCGATGGCAGGAAAGACCGGAGATAAATCTCCGAATTATGGACTAAAAAGAACTAAAGAACAATTAAAGCATTATTCTGAAGGCGCCAAGAAGCGGTGGCAGATCCATGGCAATAAACTTCGGGAGATGATGCAGACACCGGAATATAGAGAAGCAAACAGTGCAGG